AGGGTGGACTTGAAAACAATACTCCACCATCAATTGTTGCTAATACTTCTACGCTTCTTGGGAGACCCCTGGCCCCATTTCCAGCTAATACCAACATTGCAATTTTCCGTTTTGAAGCTGGTTCACGCAACATCGGGCCTTGTGGTTCATCAAATAAAATATCGTCCTTTTTTAGTATACTTTGTGCTCCACAATTTCCTTTTTCCCCATGGTCTAATGATACAGCGGCTCAAAAAGCTAATGCATTTAGAGGTGGAGGTGGAGGGGGGTTCGGTGCGCTTGGTGGTTTTGGTCCAACTCCTGCTCCAACGAGACCTAGGGGTTCTGGTGGTGGTGGTGGCGGCGGTCGGGGGGCCGCAGGTAATCCAGGTGGAACCCAAGTTACTGGGGGAAGTGGATCCCCTGCTACGCCACAGACATTTAATTGCGTTACAGTAACACCCGGAGCTACCGTACCAATCACAGTAGCCTCTCCTGGAGGTCAAATAGTTATTTCATGGAATCCACAATAATGTTTCAACCAGGAACTTATTTTGTTGGCGATCTTGGGTTTGTGCTCCCATCAAATGCGTTAAGGGTAGTTTTTGGTGAGATTATGGACAAAGAAAAAGTACGTCAAGGATACAGATTTCTTAGTTCTACGGACTCTGTAGATTTAAATAATGTTCAGCACGATTTATATTGGTTAACTCATACCCCACATAAAGCAGGTTCGTTTTTTGACCAGACAGGAAAACCATACGGTTTTGATTGGTTTATTTTTGGGTGTATGAATTTTGGAGCTATTGAAGCTGACGCGTCATATGAAGATAACAAAGTAGAATTTACAGAACCTTTTACCTGTTCGTCTACGCCTGAAACGATCACGATAGGACACCTTCACTTTACATTAAATCCACCAAGCAAATGAAAAGATCTGACGCAATCAAAAAAGTGCGCGAACTAGAAAACGCGGTTGAAGTTCAACGTCTTGAAAAACTTCGCCAAATACAGGCGAACATGGACGTTGAGAATCTTGAAAGCAATCGGAATCGGGCAAGGTCTATAACCGTCGGAACAGCCTTTGGTGGTACGGCTGAGCTAATGATGCGAGGCGATGGTGGTCGGCATTTGTGGTGCGTTATGCAGCCTGTAGAGGTCGTTGAGTTAATACATCAGCTTGCCGCTAATGTCGGGTGCAGTGCAGACCTAAAACCTAGGCAAGACTTTTCAAGCTGGCGTGATTGGCGAGTATCAGAGGCGGAGAAGAAACATCTGAACGGACATGTTCCTTTTGTAAACGACATGGCTGTGTTTCAAAGATTGGGCGCCTCTGGATACAATGATGAGGAAGCCAAGCGCATTATGGACATCTTGGCTAACACAAAAGAGTTTGTTAATGAAAACGACGAAACTAAGGTTTTGTTACAAGAAACCAAAGGGCACGGTGCGCCAAATCTAATGTTTGGCGAAGAAGACGGGCTAATCCACAATAAACTAGCTATGCAAGATGGAAAAATAGTGTACATGGCTGGGGGTAGTGGTGGTACATCAAGTGCAAATAACGAAGGTTTAAGCGGCGGTGTTTCCATAAAAGACTATGAAGAGGCGAAAAATGTGGCAATTACGAAAAATATCGACGGGCGAAAATCTAAGCGATCCTCAACCTCTTCCAAATAGCTGGAAGAACATCTTTGGCTTGGCGGGTTCTATTGACCGCTTAGGGGATCTATCTTGGGCGGGGCATCCCGACATGGGTTGGTTTGAGGTCCCTGAACCTAAGGTGGACCAAAAAGCCGTGATGGACGATCAGATCGCTCACTTCCTAATGGAAACCGCTCCCATGGTGGCCATGGACAACACGGACATGACAAAGGCTAAACGACAGGAATGGATGGAGTACCGCAAGAAGCTCCAAGAAATCCCGATGCAGCCTAATTATCCTAACGAAATCTTTTGGCCTAGCCGCCCGGAGTAAACATTGCAAGTTACCCTTTGCAAAGAACCATTTGAATACCTAATTATTGATGACACATACACCGAAGAAGAGTTAAGGCTCATCTTTCTGGAGCTTGACTTCTGGGCTATCTCCGGCAATCTCATGGGGCCAGAACACACAGGGACGGCAAGATGGCAACACAACGGCCTACCAAAGAAACAAAACAAAGGGGTGTTTCTCGATAGGATCTATGCGGACCGAGCCTACTCCAATGTGCTGAAGTTCAACAGGAAGATTTACGGAATACAGTTAGACAAGCCAAGCGTAATCTTTAACCAGCTGCGGGAGTCAAACAGCGATACTACTTTGGTGAGCTACTACGAGAACGAGTCACACTACAGATCACATAAGGACAACTCTATACTTACTGCCGTAACTTATCTGTACAAGCAGCCAAAGGCTTTTGAAGGTGGAGATTTAGTGCTAACCGAGTATGGCTATGCCTTTGAACCGTGGTTTAATAGAACCTACATCATGCCGGGGGTTGTCGAGCATGAGGTAACTGAGGTAAAAATGAGGGCGGAAGACTGCGGGAAAGGTTTGGGGCGGTACTGTATCTCCAACTTTATCCACAAGCAGGCCCGTGAATAAGTACCTCATTCGCTTTAACAAGACGGCTGGACAGCCGGGTAGGGGATCGCCAGAACACGTCTGGCGCGTGTTTGAAAACGGGAAAGAGTATCTTGCCCGACATGTTCGTATAAATGTGCCTTCATGGTCTGAGCAAAGTGGCCCTGACTGGAACATTGTGTGTTTGGGAGTTATGACTCTTAATACTGAATTCGACATTGTGGAGATAAACCACACTAAGGAGTAAAACATGTTGCCACTTGCCGCTTTATTAGATGTGGGCATGAAGGTGCTGGATAAAGTAATTCCTGATCCGGCGGAAAAAGCTAAAGCCCAAGTCGCTTTAATGGAGATGCAGCAAAAAGGCGAATTGGCGAAGATCCAGGCAGACCTTCAGGAGCAGGAGGAACTGACTAAGCGTCTTCAAGCCGACATGACCTCAGACTCTTGGCTGTCTAAAAACATCCGGCCCATGACCCTGGTGGCTATTTTCCTGGGTTATTTCTTGTTTGCCTTAATGTCTGCCTTTGGGCATAACGCCAACGAAGCCTACGTTACTTTGCTGGGCCAATGGGGTATGCTTGTAATGTCCTTTTACTTTGGTGGCCGGACGCTTGAGAAGATTTTGGCAATGAAAGAAAAGAAATGATCAACTGGGAAAAATACCCCAACTTTTCGGTCAGAGAGTTCATCTGCTCTCACTGCGGGGGTGAGGGTGTCCAAGAAGGTCTGTTGGATAAGCTCCAGGCGATGCGCACCGAGTACGGCAAACCCATGCGGATCACCTCTGGATATCGCTGCCCACAGCACCCCATAGAAGCCAAGAAAACCGCTCCTGGCGCTCACGCATTAGGCTTGGCTGCTGACATCGCGGCTGAGGGTGCAGAGGCCCACAGAATCCTCTCACTAGCGTTCAAACACAAATTTACCGGCATCGGAGTGCAGCAAAAAGGCACAGGGCGTTTTATCCACGTAGACATTCGGTCTGGGCAGTTACCGACCCCGAGCGTATGGAGCTACTAAATGCCCTTTTTAAAACTCAACTTTAAACCTGGCCTTAACCGTGACCAGACGAACTACTCTGGTGAAGGTGGTTGGTGGGATGCTGACAAAGTTCGCTTTTTCTCTGGGTACCCACAAAAGCTAGGCGGTTGGCAGAAGACAACACCCGAAACTTTCATCGGCGTGTGCCGTCAAGTCTGGAACTGGGTAACATCTTTTACAGATAACTTCCTTGCAGTCGGCACCGACATCAAGCTGTACATTGAAGTGGGTGGCTTGTTTTATGACATCACGCCCCTACGCACAACTCTAATTTCCCCAGCTACCGACGACTGCATAGAGACAACCAATGGTTCAACCACAATAACAGTTAACGTCACAGCGCATGGCTGCTTGTCTGGAGACTATGTAACGATTTCCGGCGTTACAGGAACTGGATCACCTCAAACCGTTGGTGGGGTACCAATTACCCAAATAAACGCCGAGCATGTGGTTACTAGGGTAAGTGCTGATATTTTTACCTTTGTAGTGGCTACCGCTGCAACTTCTACAGTAGCTGCTGGGGGTGGGTCTTCTATCGACATTGAGTGCCAGATTCACCCAGGCTACCCCAGTACAACGGCAGGCTACGGCTGGGGGGCTTCTGCTTTTAATGGTAACTATCCTTGGGGCCTTGGTGGGCCTACGCCGATTGACTTGTTGCAGCGCGATTGGTTCATGGACAACTTTGACAACGACTTGGTGGCAAACATCCGTCGGGGTCCGATCTACTACTGGGAGCGTGGGTCTTCAGCTTCTCCCGCCACTGCTTTGGGAGTACGCGCCATTTTGCTCTCAGATTTAGCGGGTGCGGATTCAGTCCCCACACTGGCTATGCAGGTCACGGTTTCTCAGAACGACAAGCACCTTTTAGCCTTTGGATGCCAGCCCTATGCCGGTGGGGCGACTGATTTTGACCCGCTTCTGATCCGTTGGGCTAGTCAAGATGAGCCGCAGTATTGGAACCCAACTGGTACAACTCCAGGGGGTGCGGCTAGTAGTGCTGGGTTCTTGCGGGTTTCACGGGGTTCAGAGATTGTTGCAACGCAAGCCACGCGGCAAGAGATCCTAGTCTGGACTGACACGACGCTCTACTCACTGCAGTTCACGGGTACGGTGGATATTTTTTCATTGCAGCAACTAGCCGACAACATCTCTATCATCAGCCCACGGGCAGCAGCTACTGCGAATAACGTCACGTATTGGATGGGCACTGATAAGTTTTACGTTTACACCGGTCAAGTTCAGACCCTGCCAACCACTGTCAGGGAGTATGTCTACAAAGATATTAACTTTGGT